TTTGTATCAACCATAATAACTCCTATTTAAATTTACACTCACCCATCATCTGTGTTAGACAAGCAAGTAAATTAATTTCTTGGTCGGCAACAAATGCAGCCTTGTATTGATAATCTGCAATCAATAAAACTGCCGTTGCGATTGAACGACCATCTTCAAAATACTCATAAAGATTGTCATACATTTTTCTAAATATTCTAGCAGGGTCATTGTCTAAATTATTAACAACCCACTTTCTCATACTTGTAAAATCTTTCTCTCTCAAGAATGTGATTAAATCTCTCATATTCTTTTCAGATAGATTCACTAATATTCCACTATCAATTTGTCCAGAGGTAGAATATCTTTGTAATTCATTAAGACATCTTCTCCAATCTGGAAAGAACTTCATAATTAATTCTGCAACAACTCTTTCTTCAAACTTTACATTCTCTGTTGTGAGAACAGTTTTAATACTGGACATAAATTGTTTTGCAAGATTAGGTTTTTCAGTTTTAGGAATATTAAATTCAACAACACTACAACGACTATGTAAAGGTTCTATGATTCTATTCTTAAAATTACAAGTAAGAATAAATCCACAGTTCTTGTGGAACTCTTCTATCATACCACGAAGTGCTGGTTGTGTTGATTGTGCATTTAGATAATCTGCCTCATCAATAATGATAAACTTTCTACTACCTTCTAATGACATAGTAGATGCAAAGTTCTTCATCTTATTACGAAGCACATCAATACCAGATTCTTCAGAACCATTAATCATAATATAATCATAACCTATTTGTTCTAACATTGCCTTTGCAACTGTTGTTTTACCAACACCAGGCCCTCCAGTTAGTAATAAATTAGGAATACCATTCTTAACAAACTCAGAAAAAGTTTTCTTTAGATTTTCTGGTAATACACAATCTTGTATAGTTTTAGGTCTATACTTCTCAACCCATAAAAAGGTGTTATTCATTTAACTCCCCTATGAATTGTATGTTGATTCTGGTTCTAATGCAATAAAATAAGATACATCTAAATTCTTATGTTGAAAATAAGAAATACCTTTAGATGAAACTTGAACTTTATAATCACCAGGCAATAGTTTTAGATTCTCTACTTTGAAATAGAATTCAAAAAATGCAGATGCACCACTACCGATTGTAATTGCAAAGTCATTTGATGCTTTGTTCTTTTTATCTTTTACTTTAAGTTGTATTGTACTATCTTTTTGACCAGTTAATACTAAATCAGTAACACCAAGTGTACCAGCGGCTGTAATAACTTTCTTTAGATTTTCTTCTGTAATATCTACTTCTACATCAATAGAAGGCATTTTAATTTCTTTATCAACTGTTACAATAACAGATGGGTCAGAATAATGATACTTACAACTTGAACTATTGTCTTCTTCTGCGATAGTCATATACTTGTCAGAGAAAGACAGAACTGGTTCTTTAAATAATGACATAGCTGCAAGATACTCATTTAAATTATAGATAGGAATCTCTTGTGAAAACTCATCTGGAACAGTTGCAGATGCAACAATGTTTTTCATTGCAGATACAGTTTTTAATTGATTACCTTGTTTTATTAAAATGTTTTGATTGATTTGAGAATAGTTTTTTAATATCTCTTTAGTCTGATTTGACAATTTCATAATATAATTATCCTTATTGGAGCGGAAGGCTGGTATTGCACCAACTTTTCTAGTGGGGTACACTAGCGTTTCACTTTTCTACTTCTTCCGCTTTTGTTTTAATTAGTTTGTTTAGATACCATTGAGCCTTTTGTAAATCTTGTAATCCGTTTTTGTGTTTGTATCTCCACAAATACTTCATACAGTTCCCAGCAAGATAAAATTCAAAACCATCACCAAGTGCAGATTCAATTCCATCTATACACTCTATACCATTTTGATTATAATGTGGTGGGTGATTTACTAAGTCAACTTTTTTCATATGGTCATTATATAATAAAGGTGGGGTCTTGTCAACCCCACCGATAAATTAACCCTCTATAATTTTGTAAGAGAGTTCTTTTTTGATTTTTCTGATAGTCTAGTTTCTTTAATCCAATAAGTTTCTCGTCTATCTTTATGATTGTCTTGTTTGAAATATGCTTCTGTTCTCCAAGGCCATCTTCCGTTTTTATTTTTAAATTCAACAGACGATTCCAAAGCATTTTCCAGTTCTTTAAACTTACGGTTCATTTTGATTCTTGCATCAGAAACACTTCCAGTTTTAGGAGTTTTTACATGATTAAGAAAATATGATGTTTTTTTAGTATTGTAGAATGCTCTCATTGCATTAAACAAATATTCATGCTCATAACCCTCTTTAACTGTCCAACCGTGTTCTAATCTCGCTGGGTCTAAGTTTCCACTATGTGAATACATTGGTCTGTTATCTTCTTCATAGTTTTCGTCATTTTCTAAAAACTCTTTTATTTCTTTGATACTCCGAATAGTTACATCTTTATATCCGCCAGTTTCATTGATAGCAAGATTTACACCAGCTGTTTTTGTTTGTGCTGATACAAATTTCAAAATTTCAACCTTTCTATTCATATCAGTTTCAGTATTTTTAATCCATCCGTTTTCATACTGAAATTTTAACCAGTTAGCAACACCATATTTATCCATTTTTTTATGAGGTGCGTGGTCATTTTCTAATGCTTGAATATCTGATTCTGCTTCTGGGTTACCAGAAAAATCATATACATCAAATATCCACTCACTTGTAAGATTTCTAGTGAGTGCTTCAAATCTGTGGAAACCAGCAACTAGTTCATAGTAGTATGTTTTTCCATTGATTTCTTTACCACCTTTGATTTCTTTGACAATCATAAGAGGTTTAGACCAATCTGGATAGTGTAAAGCTAGTTGCAAATCATCAACATTTTTACCATCAAGTTCATAACGAGTTGGGTTGTTACCACTATCTTTATCTTGTTTAGGAACATAGATTTCAGCAAGTATAATTATGCGAGGTTCTATATGACCTTCTTCCACGATTAAGGTTCGTGTTACATCTTTAACATTAAGCATTTAATGTTCTCCTTTATTTGTTATATTAGAATTAAACTACCAAATGGTTATGTTGTAATTCTAATTACAATCTTATTATATATTAAAAGTGGGGTTTTGGCAACCCCACTAATAAATTTATTTTACTTCAATCGTTTGAGGTTTTTTGTGGTCAGGCACAATTCTTTCTAATGCAATGTATAACATTCCATTTTCCATTTTTGCACCTTTTACTTTCATCTCATCTGATAAAGTAAAACTTCTTTTGAAACTTCTATGAGAGATACCCTTATGTACCATAGTTGTATTCTCATCTATTTCTTCTTCTAGTTTTTTAGAAGAAACAGTTAAGTTTCCTTCCTTTAGTTCAATATCAATGTCTTTTTTGGAATAACCAGCCAAGGCCATCTCAATTTGATAGTTGTAGTCATCATTTTTGACTATGTTATATGGTGGGAATCCACCACTTGTTGTATGAAAGTCAGTATCAAAAAGTCTATCAAATAGACTATCAAAACCAACTGTGTACGGTGTTAACCTATTACGGTCTAATGTTGCTAAAGTATTCATATCTATCTCCTTCTTTAAGCAAGATTAATATTTGAGTCCCAAAAAGGCAACTCATAAAGTTGGGGTTTTTTTGTTAGAGATAAACCCCATAACTCTATTTATTTATGACACTAGGGTAGGTATATTATATTGTGTCATTAAGGTGTCTTATGAACAGCACCTCATCTATATTTATATAATTATACACTACCACAGAGTCAATAATTTGTCAAGTCCCTATACTGTTTCTGCCATTTTTAATGCAGTATCAAGTGCTTTCAACTTAACTCTTCTATTTCTACCATACCAAGCAGAAGTAAGTCTTCCGTCAGTAGTAGAACCTTGTTGGTGGTCAGTATTAAAAGTAACAGCATTAAATGCCTGCCACCAAGTGCCTTTTGCATACTGATTACCAGGCTGAGTTTCAATAACCTCAAATGCTTTCTTAGCATTAACTGTTGTCGGAACAGATGGGTCTTTAATATCCTCATCTTTAATATTAGATGGATAAACTTTGTTAAGATACTCAACAAGTCTTTCAGTAGTATATCTTTTACTACCAAGAAACTCTGCCATAGTCTTGTAATTATCCATTTTTTCTCTTGCAATACCAAGTTGTTCTTTAACCATTTCTGGATTAAACTCTTTTCTATGATTTACTTTTACCATAGAATCACTATCGGTACTCAAAGATAAAGTCAAAGTATTATTACAAACAACCCTAATAGGTGTCATTCTAATATCAATAGACTTACCAAACTGATGTGGATTTGAAAACAACATATAGTTTTCAACCTCATCACCTTTAAACAATTCAAAACTTTGTTTAACTTTTGCAAGAGCCCATACCATTTTACCGTCCATTAAAGAACCAGCAGTATGCATCTCTAAATCACCAGCTTCAACATACTCAGAAAAGAAATCAAATGCTTCTTTGTTTTGAACTGGATTCCAGTTTTGTCCTACACTTGGTGCAAGAACTTTGTTATCAGAACTTCTAACTAATGCAAATGAACCAGTAGGTTGATATCCACCAGATTTATCTGGACTAATTGGTAAATTTACCAATGTTGGTACTTTTTCAACTGACCAATCAAGACCAGATTGTTTTAACATATCGTCAGTTGATAAATCGTGTGGAACTTTTGTTCCTAATCCGTGCCAAGGCACTTCACCAGCATAAGCCATAGTTTCAACTAATGCACTCATAATATACTCCTTTTTTTAATTGTTATTATGTTATTTGTTATCATAACTATATTATACTTGTTTTTGTAACAATGTCAACCCCTTTTTATATTTTTTTGATATTTTATTTATGAATATACATTATATTTTTTATACGAAATAATATATAATGATATAGACCAAGCCATAGGAGATTTAAATGAATTTATTTACAATTACAATGTCAATATTTACGATATTAATGAGTATAGGAATGGGAATCAACTAAAAAAAAAGGGAACACGAAGTTCCCTTTTTCTTAAACTATATAAGGTAAAATTAAATACCCTATAATACCTATTGCAATCCACATATTTTACTCCATATGTACAACTACCCATTGTCCAAACTCTCTGCAAGCCATACCTACACGATTAGTTCCAGTAATAAACTTTTTACATCTTTTACTTTCTATATCATATATCTCTTCGGTTCTATCAATATGTTGACCAACTTGACCACCAATAAACAAACCTAATAGTCCACTAGCTGCAAGTGCATATGGGTCAGTAACATTTAATTGTTTTGCACCAACTACACCTAGAAATGCACCAACACCTTCAAATAATCCCTTTTTAGGTTGACTAAATGCAGTTGTTGATGTAAACAGAAAAATTAAGACAATAAATAATCTCATTATTCTGTCATCCATTGGTCAGGCCCAATAGATGGAACTGTTTTGATAT